AAAACAGACTGGATTTTTAGAATTATGACGTTTGATCATGTTCCACTAGAGCCGGGACGTAAACGAAAAACAAAAACTGTGGCTGACGAACATACAAAGGTTAACTTTCCTCCATTCCAGCATTGGAAATATGACGAAAACGATAACTTGATTTGTGTGGGTAAAAGCCACTGGCAGGGTGGTATTCACAATGGACACTTTAACAAGGACCACGGCCGTATGACTGAACAACTAGGACGTATGTTCTTAAAACTTGCTGATCGTTATGGTACACGAAGCAACTGGCGTGGTTACACTTACAATGATGAGATGAGAGCACAGGCTGTGCTACAACTTTCACAGATTGGATTACAGTTTGACGAAAGCAAAAGTTTAAATCCATTTGCTTATTACACCGCCGCAGTTACAAATTCATTTACTAGGGTATTGAACATTGAAAAGAAAAATCAAAACATTCGTGATGATATCTTACAAGAAAACGGTTTGAACCCATCATTCACTAGACAGAATGAGGAAGTGTTTAAAGAAGACAAAGAAAAACTTGCAGAGTTCTACAAAAATATGAGACGCCCAAAAGCGGACTATTAAGGTTGACAAAACTTTTTTAATTTCGTATAATGTTGTAGATCAGTATAAGGAAAGGCATGACACAATTATTTAAAAAGGCCGCTGTGTTTACAGATATTCACTTTGGTCTTAAATCGAATTCAAAAATACACAATGACGATTGCGAACGTTTTGTAGATTGGTACATCGAAACAGCCAAAGCAAATGGCTGTGATGTGGGCCTATTTACAGGCGACTGGCATCATAATAGAAGTGCATTAAATTTAACCACAATGGACGCTAGTTTACGTTCACTGGAAAAACTAGGTGCGGCTTTTGATAAGTTTTACTTCTTCCCAGGCAATCATGATTTGTATTACAAAGACAAAAGAGAAATTCATTCTGTAGTATTTGGTAAACACGTACCAGGTGTTACTGTGGTTAATGAACCAATGATTATAGACAATGTTGGTTTAGTTCCATGGTTGGTTGGAGAAGAGTGGAAAAATGTTGTAAAAATGAAGTGCAAATATATGTTTGGTCACTTTGAACTTCCGCACTTTAAAATGAATGCTATGGTAGAAATGCCAGATACAGGTGAAGTTAAAGCCTCAGACTTTAAGAATCAAGAACTAGTTTTTAGTGGTCATTTCCATAAACGTCAAACACAAAATAATATCCATTACATCGGCAACGCCTTTCCACACAATTATGCTGATGCTTGGGATGACGAACGTGGTATGATGATACTTGAATGGGACGGTCAGCCAAAATATGTTGATTGGCCAGACTGTCCTAAGTATCGAACTGTAAAACTTTCACAGTTACTAGATAATACAGAAAGCATTTTATCGCCTAATAATTTATATCTACGTGTTACACTTGATATTGATATTAGTTACGAAGAAGCAAATTTTATTAAAGAAAACTTTACTGCACAATATGATGTACGTGAAATTAGTTTGCTACCAAACACAGAAGAAAATGACGAAGCACTAACACTTGAACGTGGAGAAATTGAATTTGAAAGTGTAGATCAAATTGTTACTGATCAAATTACAAAAATACAAAGCGAGCAGTACAGACCAAATACACTTTTAGATATCTATAGGAATTTATAATGTTTAAAATTAAAACTTTAACAGTTAAAAACTTCATGAGTGTTGGAAACACAACACAAGCAGTTGATTTTTATAAAAACTTCTTGACCCTTGTGCTAGGTGAAAATATGGACCTAGGCGGTGATGATGCAGGGTCACGTAATGGTACAGGTAAGACTACTATTATTAATGCACTAAGTTATGCACTGTACGGTGAAGCACTTACAAAAATTCGTAAAGAAAATCTAATTAACAAAACCAACGGCAAAGACATGTTGGTTACTGTTGAATTTGAAAAAGAAGGACGTTCATATCGTATTGAGCGTGGTAGAAGAAAAAATGTATTGAAATTTTATATCAACGATGTTGATTCGACTGCTGATGATATAGATGAATCACAAGGCGATTCACGTAAAACGCAGGAAGAAATAGAACGACTTTTGAACATGAGTCATGGTATGTTCAAACACTTGGTGGCACTTAATACCTATACAGAGCCTTTCCTATCTCTCAGTAATAACGCACAACGCGAAATTATTGAACAGTTGTTAGGTATCACCATTCTGTCTGAAAAAGCGGAGAACCTCAAGGAGCAACAGAAACAGGTCCGTGACAATATTACTGAAGAAGATGCTCGCATTAGAGGAGTCGAAAGTGCAAACAAGGCTGTACAGGAATCCATTAATGCCCTTGAAATTAAAAGCAAGGCTTGGGACGCTTCACAGGCAGAAGAAATTTCACGACTGAGCAAAGCAATTATGCAACTGATTCAAGTCGATATTGATGCTGAAATTGATGCATTTACAAAGTTAAGTGATTGGGAAACTAAAAATAACGAACTGTCAAACTTGCAAAAAGAAAAAGCAAGTTTAGAAGCATCACTACAACGTGCAGAAAGACAGCACAAAAAATATGAACAAGAATTAAAAGACATCAAAAGCAAAAAATGTTTTACTTGCGGTCAAGAATTACATGACGAATCACATGCGGATTTGTTAAAAGAAAAAGAAAATGATCATAAAGAAAGCGAAACATACATACAAGGCGTTGCACTGCAACTTGAAGAATGTTTAGGAAAAATAGATGCTATTGGTGATCTAGATAGCAAACCGCAAACATTTTATGAAACTGCGGAAGAAGCATACAATCATAAAAACAATCTTGCAACACTAGAAGATAGAAAAAAAGAAAAAGAAGAAGAAACTAATCCTTACACAGAACAAATGAATGAATTGCAAGATACAGCAATTAAAGAGATTTCGTGGGATTATATGAACGATCTGCAGAACATGAAAGCACACATGGACTTTTTATATAAACTGCTTACAAGCAAAGATTCATTTATTCGTAAACGTATTATTGATCAAAACCTTGCTGTATTAAATAAGCGTCTAGCGTACTATTTAGAAAAGACAGGATTGCCACATCAAGTACGATTCCAGAACGATTTAACGGTAGAAATTACAGAACTAGGACGCGACTTAGACTTTGATAACCTCAGTAGAGGAGAACGAAATAGACTCATCTTAAGCATGAGTTGGTCGTTCCGTGATGTTTGGGAAAGTCTATATCAAAGCATTAATTTGCTGTTTATTGATGAACTTATTGATAGTGGTATGGATGCCGCTGGTGTAGAAAGTTCTATAGGAATATTGAAAAAAATGGCTCGTGAACGTAACAAAAACATCTATCTTATTTCACACAAAGATGAACTAAGTTCAAGGGTCAACAACATATTAAAAGTAGTCAAAGAAAACGGCTTTACAAGTTATGCTACTGATACTGAGGTAGTAGATGTCTAAAGGCCCAACAACACATGAACTATTAATCCAAGCAATTATGGATTACTATAACATGAATGAACGTTGGGAAGCAAAAGGCTTTGATGAAAACGGTCGTAAAGTACGTTCTATACTAAGCGATATTAGAAGGCTATGCACACAAAGGCGATACGAAGTACAGGATAGGCGCAAGGATCTTAAGGCAAAAAAGAAGCAAAATCAGAATCAAGACACTGAAAATTAGGCATCGGTAAGTATCACTATGGAGTGGACTTATCAGGGCAAAAAAGTACAAGAACTTCCCGCAGATTGCGAAGGATTTGTATACCTGATTACTAACACTACCAACAATCGCAAGTACGTAGGCAAAAAACTCGCAAAATTCAAAACCACTAAGCCACCTCTCAAAGGCAAGAAAAACAAACGACGAGGCACAAAGGAATCAGATTGGAGAGACTATTGGGGATCTTCAGATCATCTAAATGCTGATGTTAAAAAATTAGGGCCAGAAAACTTCACAAGAGAAATTTTATACTATTGCAACAGCAGAGGCATAATGAGTTACCTTGAGGCTAGAGAACAATTTGAACGCCGTGTGTTAGAGACGGATGAGTATTACAATGGAATTATTAATGTTAGAGTT